TAACAAGTGTTCTATGAGATTGTCCACGAAGGTTATTTTGGAAGAATTCAAATAACTTTGCTTCAGCATCTTTTGAAAGTTTTGCTCCCTTAATCCAGAAAATATAGCGTGGGGTTGCTTTATTTTCAAAGTATTCAAGGTTAAATCTAGATGCAAATTCAGTACCTGCCATTGCATTTTTTGCTGCAACAATTGGAGGAATTCCGTAATAAGTATTGGTTGGGGTGTATGACTTTAGATGAATAATTTCATTTGGACGACCATCTACACCAATTGGGTTTGGCTGAGATAGATCTTGAAAGTTTCTAAAGAATACTGACTTGCCATTTACGATTTGAACAAAACCATCACGAAGTCTACGAATTCTAACAGTTGCTGATGGAATATGACCAATGTAACCAATTTCTCCTGTTACCTTTCGACCAATTTCTAGGTATCCATTTCCAGTTGCTTCTTTATCAATATAGGCTTTTACAAGAGTTGCAGTAAAAGTATCTTCATCATTTCTTGATTCTAACCATTCTTCTATTTCAAGTTTTGTTCTATCAAGCTTACGTCTTTTTCTAGCAAGCTGATCTGAATCCGTTGTTTCTTCAAGCATCTGTAATACTTGAAGTGTTGGATCTAAACTATAACCTAGACCAACAATGTTTGCTACCTTTGCATTAATTGCAGCAAAGTTTGCAGCAGAAACTTCATAAATTTTAGAAAGTGAAATTAAGTTATATGGTGGCTCAACAACATCAAAAAGACCATACCCGTACTTATCTGGTACAAGCTGCTTGGATTCTGAATCATCACCATTTAAAGAGTTTTGATCTGCTTTTTCAAGTTTTCTTTTAGCATTTCTTTTAAAATTGTGACCTAATCCAGATAGCTTCATAAGCTCGTTTGGATTCTTTGCAAAATCATCTACTTCATTGTTTCCAATTAAAGAGTTGGACTTAGCAACGCTGTCCATTCCGATATCTCTACCGTTAATTTCATGCATTTCTTGCATTATGGAATACCTCTTTCCAGTTATCTGTATCACCGTAAGGTGTTAATCCTTCAGCCATTCTATCAATGTCTTCTCTGGATTGTGTTTCAGATGCTCTACCAACTCCTGGCATAAATACTGCTTTTCCTTCTGGCTTTCCCCAGTATGATGCAGCATCTGCTAATTGTTTCATCTTTGTAATATCATATTTGCGAGCAGGAACATTTAAAGTATTACCCTGATCGTCTTGAAAGTGAGTTCCATTAGGTAACTCCCACACATAAATTCCATATTCTGCACTACTCTGTACAGCTTGCACTTTGTTTTTAGGTTTTGACATACCACAATGATACCATTTTTTAGATCTTATGGCTACTGTTTATCAAATAATTAATCTGAATTAACTAAGTCTGTTTCTTTATATGAAACTATTTTATTTGTCATAAAAACTTGATCATAGGTTCCATCTGATTGTTTTTGTAAAAACTCTTTTCCATTTTCATCACCATATTGAACATATATTAAATCTCCAGTTGCTATATCTGCTGCCTCTAATGAAGTATTGGGGGTAAATGTAGCAACTCCACTAGAAAAGGATATTGAGTATACACCTCTGTCTGCTGAAGATGTTTGATTTGCTAATAATACCGTAACTGAAGCAATGGTATCAGAACTAATACTATCAATTTCAATAAGATCTATATCGTTTGAATAATTTATTGCGTTTGCAGTTAAAGTATAGTTTTCGGTAGCTGCCAAAGATACTGTTGCCTTTATTGAATTTTGATCTGGAAGAAGTTCATATTCTATGTTATCGTGTCTTACCTCTTTATCATAGAAATTAATATTAAGAACAGTAGAATCTTTTACTGACTCTGAGTAGGAAGAGTAAAACAAATTATAATACTTTAATGCTTGTGTTGCTGTTAGTTTAGATTCTAAGAAACACAAATTATCAATATAAAATGTTCCTGTTGTTGATGAAGAGTTACCTATTTCAATAGGTGTTCCAGTAAGAGTATTAATTGGAATTGGGTTGTCTAAAACAATAGTATAGTGATTCCATTCATTTGTTTCTGCACTCGTTGTTGCCAATCCATTTATATAAACAGTACCCGTAATTCCAGTACCTGCAATTGCAACTGTACCAGATGTCTGTCTAATTATTACTGGATTTGAGTAAATAAATCTATGCTCATTAGTTTCGGGACTTGTTATTGGTTTTGCTGTAAAGATAATTGTACTAATTCCCTCAGTTGATTCTGTACCAATAGCTTTTGCTGAATAATTTATTGTTCCGTACTGATCACCAATTTTTAAACCAGTTGTATTTCCATAGTACATGGAGGGTGTTTTTCTAACCTCTGGTAAATATAAATCTTTTCCAGACTTTGGTGTAATTGTTATATTTTGAGTACCTATGTCTGACTTCATTTCAATAGATGAATTTGTTGAGTTAAATACATTAAGATTAAAATATTGTAGGGTTGGAGGATAGATCTCATAGTCATCAGATTCCATGGTTATATCAAACCTAATAACATTATCTGTAATTTCTTGACCAACTAGACCTTTTATAGGATCTCCATTTAAAATTTCTTGGGCTGGTAAAATTTCTGATGTTTCATTATATACAGTGGCTTCTACTTTAACAAAACTATCTCCCTCAACCTCTCCATAACCCAAATCTATTCTGTGTGGCAACACGTTTGTGGTTCCTAAAAAGTTTGTTCCAAGATAGAACTTAGCCTTACCTTTTGTATATCTAAGTAATCTTTTTTCTTTGCTTGGAGTTATTTTATAGTTGTAATCATAGTTTTCTAATTCAGTAAAATTGCTTGGAATAGATGTTGTATCTTTTAAGGCACCAATTAAATTTAATTTTCCAGTAAACCTATTAGTTTCAGTTTCACTTGATGGAAAAATTTCGGTATTTGCAAAAAGACTAATTCCTTCTGCACCAAATGATATAGATGAAGAAATTAATGGTAGCTCTAAAGTTGTATCGGTTTCTGTATACTGATTTGAAGGAGTATACAGAAATAAACTTAAAATATTATTTGATTCATAAAAACCTAAATAAACTTTTCCAGTTATTTCTGTAGCAGTTGATAATAATATGGTATCGTTATCTTGTTTTTTAGTTCCATCTACATATTCTGTTGAATAATAAATCTTATAATCTGATCCAATTTTTTCAGCATATACAGATAGTCCTGCATTTGTTGACGAATCTATTCTAAACAATAATTGTTTTGTTGTCCAAGTGGTTCCTGTAAAGTCAAGTTTAGATACCATTCCATTTGGAAAAGATCCAACTTTATCTGATACATATAAAGAAGTTCCATGAGGAAAAGATATTTCTCCATTAGTCGAACCGTACATGGTTTCATAATTAACATCTGAAAAAGTAACATGTTCTATTGTTGAATAATTATTTGTTGTTAAATATCCGTCTTTTTGAATTTCTAAAGTATTATTTTCAATTACTAAATTATTACTCCAGGATGAGGGGCTGTTATAGGATAGAGAATAAAACTTAGAAGTGTTTTCCATGTGCATTGAATACATTGTTCCAGCTTTTGAAGATATTACAAATTTAGAAATGTCATATCCCACTCCATATATAAAGTGTCTTTTAGCTATTATTGAAGTAAATGGATAACCATAAATTGCAATACTATCTATATAAATTCCTAAAGATGAGCTTCCAAAAAACTCAAAATACTCGTCAGCAGAGTTATATGTTTTTGTAAAATATCTTAAATTTGATACTGGAATTGAAGATTCAACACCATTTACAAAAAGACTAATTCCTTTTGGAGTATATGTCATTGCAATATGAAGTGGCTTATTAAAGGTATCTACTGGCAATGAAGTTGCTACTGTATCTTGATCCCCAACCCTAAAAATTAAATAGTTATCTTTAATATAAAGACCTGTAGCACTGTTTGGTTTTCTAACAATTACTCTTTCATCTTTTATAGAGTTTGTTATTTTAAGCCAAAATTCTAGGGTTGATGCGTACTGTCTATTTGCAGAAGACATTTTACCTAAAGATGGAATCTTAAAAGATGGTACATTATTTCCTATTAGCTTTATGCACTGTCCACCACCATAGACAAGTGGTACCTTAATTCTTTTTACATTTGCTCCACTAGAGCCTAGATAGGTACCATTATATGAGTCTCCTAATAGAAAACCATCATTTTGTGCAGAAGTTCCACTAGATTCACTTAAACTCCATACGGAGACTGGTGAATCTTGTAAAATTAAATCAGTATAAGACATAGGGACCTCTTATACATTATACCGCTTTAACGGTACCAAAATCACTTATTTCACAGGATCCAGCAACGCAAGCCAAATCTTGAACACTTGTTGTTGCATCAAAAGTTTCATAAATCTCTAACCATTTCCAGTCAAGGTCTGCAGGGGTTTCTGATAAAAGAGATCCGTACTCTTCCTTTGTTATTTCTTGATAAGGAGCTTGTTGGTAGGTATGTTCTGAGTAAGGTAAGAAAGATACACCTGACATTTCATCAATATGTTCATATACCCAAGCACCAACTGCCATCCATTCATTTTCTTTTACAGATACTGTAATAGAAGGCTTGTGTTCTGCCCAATGTCGTTGGTATGTAAGCCAGATATCTAGGTGTTGTACTGCAGTTAAATCTTGTCTAAGTTTTGCACCCTCTGGGGCAGCGATTGGAAAAGTAAATACCATAGTATCGTTTGGCTTCATTACATCTGGCTCATGCTTTACACCCATATCAACTAGGAAAGATGTAATTGGATCTTTCAT